CCGTTACCTGTGGGAACCAAGCCTGCAGGCCGGCCAGCCTGACCGCCTCCTGGGCTACGCCGCGCGCGTGGACCAGTATGTCCCGGCCATCGCCACCGGCTCGCTGTCCCTGGCATTCGGTGACTTCGCCGAAGCCTACACCATCGTCGACCGCATGGGCGTGCGTACCTTGCGCGACCCGTACACCGCCAAGCCGTACGTGAAGTTCTACAGCACCAAGCGCACCGGCGGCGGCGCCGTGAACTTCGAGGCAGTGAAGTTCCTCAAGTTCTCCACCTGATCCCGGGTGAAGGCGAAGCGAAATCGTTCAACGGGCGCCGGCGTGGCCGGCGCCAAACCAATCTTGGGAGAAGGAAATGAACAAAGACTTGCACAACAACATTCACGTGAAGCGTGCCATTGCACCGGTGTCCGTCGCTGATACCACCGCGCAGGTATCGCAGATCATCGATCGCCAAGGCTACGGCGCACTGGAGTTCCTGATCGCCATCGGCTCTGTTGCCGATGCCGATGCCACCTTCACCGTGCTGGTCGAAGACGGCGACGCAGCAAACCTGTCCGATGCTGCCGCAGTGGCCGACGAAGACCTGCTGGGCACCGAGGTACTGGCTGGCTTCCAGTTCGACGACGACAACGAACCGCGCAAGATCGGCTACATCGGCATCAAGCGCTACGTGCGCCTGACGATCACCCCGGTTGCGAATGCTTCCGCAGCTCTGTTGTCGGCCGTCGCCGTCCTGGGCAGCCCAAGCCTGGCGCCGACTGCCAATCCCCCTGCCTGATAAATAAGGCAAGACACTCCTGCCAGTCTTGGCAGGAGTGCAATCAGGAAACGTAGCCCACCACAAGGACCAACTGGCCATGACGATGTTCCGGACCATTCCGCCCGAAGTGTTGGCGGTACCGCTTGCCGACGCCAAGGTCGCATTGCGCATTGAGGACGATGTCACCGACCTGGATGGGCAGGTCACGACGTGGATCAAGGGCATCATTGCGGAGGCGGAAAACAAGACCGGCCAATGCCTGATGCGCCAGACCTGGGAGGTGCGCCTGGATGCGTTTCCTGATTGCGAAATCGAACTGCCGCACCCGGTGCTGGAAATTACATCGGTCAAGTATCTCGACCTATCCGGTCTCGAGCAGACGCTGGCGCCAGAGGCTTACCGCATGAAACGCGAGGCCTACCGGACGTCGATCCGTCCGATCATCAACACTGTCTGGCCAGACACCCTGGACGAGTCGGATGCCGTGGTGGTGACGGTGGAGTGTGGCTATGGGGACGATCCGGACGATGCGCCCGAGGCATTCACCCTGTATATCCTGGCGAAGCTGGTGGAGCAGTTCGATCCTGCGGTGCGTCCGGATAGCGGCACGGTACAGTCCGATTTCGTTGAACGGTTGCTGGACGGCTATGCCTGCAAATTCTAAGCCAATGGGTGGGGGGGCATAATGCGCCCAGGCCTGCTTCAGCACCGCATTACGTTCCAGCAGCGGTCAATCACGAAGAATCCTGCCAACGGGGAGGATGTGGTGACCTGGGTCGATGTCGCCTCGGTTTGGGCGCAATTCGAACCGGTGCGTGGCCGTGAATTCTTCACTTCCCGCCAGAATTTCGCGGAGCAGGTGGCGTGGTTCCGCATCCGCTACCGCGCTGGCCTGACCACCGAAATGCGGATCTTGTTCAAGTCGAAGCATTACGACATCGATTCGTTGGTGAATGTGCGCGGCCTGAGCCTGGAAATGGAGATTTTCGCCAAAGAGGGGCTGACTGATGGCTGACGCAATTTCAGCCAAGATCACCGGTATCCCGGCCTTTGCCTCGCGCCTGCGCGCGCTGTCGCTGGACATGCAGAACAAGGTGGTCAGGTCGGGCGCCTTGGCAGCCGGCACTGTGTTCAAGAAGGGCGCCCAGGCCAATGCCCCGGAGCTCAAGAAGCAAGACAAGCGGCGCACCCGGGGCGCCTTGAAAAAAGGCATCTACGCCGGCCGATCGAGATCGAAATCGCGGCCCGGTACCGAGGTGATTGTTGTCGGTGTACGGTCTGGCAAGAAGGCGGGGAAGTCCGGCGATCCATTCTACTGGCGCTGGCAGGAGGATGGTTGGGTCCCTCGTGCACCAGGCAAGCGTGTCAAGGGCGGCGAGAAGCGCAAGGCCTTGGAGCGTAGCCGCGCGAAAGCTGGTGGGCAGTTCGTCCCAGGACGTCACTATTTCCAACGGTCGTTCACCAGTAATGGCCAGAAGGCGCTGGAAGCCTTCAACTCACGCCTGTCGCAACGGATTGCGAAGGCAAACAAGGAACTCAATGGGCGCTGAAACCCAGGTCTATACCGCCTTGAGCGGTGACGCCGGCGTCACCGCTATTGTAGGCAATCGCATCTCGCCGAACGTGGTGGGCGAAAAGGTGCCCATGCCAGCGGTTTGTTATAACCGGGCGGATACCGAGTACATCGTGACCATTCACAGCGCGTTGCCGGTCGGTGATTCCGTCCTGGTCGACGTCTGGTGCATGGCAAAGACCGAGGATGAGGCGAGCGAACTGGCAGACGCTGCAATAGCCGCTCTGGCTGCGGCGTACATTGCGCCCACCAACCGGCGCCATGAATATGACCCCGAGTCGGAAATCACAGCAGTTGTTGTCACGGTGAGAATTTGATGACCCCATCCACCCGGAAATTGAACGAGCATTTGATCCGCCTGATAAGGGGGATCATCAACGCTTGGGAAAAATGGCTGGAGGAGCAGCCGAAATAGAACTTTAGCCCGCAGGTAGCCACGCGACCGCCCTCGCTACCAAGGCCGGCTGAACCAAAACCACGAGCCCGCAGTCGACCGCCGCCGCAAGGCGCCCGTCGGCTAGATGCCGCCTCGTCATCTTTGATGAGGAAGCGTCATGGCAAACGTAAATAAATGGGCAGGGGTGAACGTTGCAATCCAGTCTGCACTGGCTGCGGCTGACACCATTTCGGGCATTACCAAAGCGAACCCGGGCGTGGTGACTGCCACCGCGCACGGCTTGAACAACGGCGACTACGTCAAGCTGAGCGTGCTGGGCATGTCCCAGGTGAACGCCCGCGTGTTCCGTGTAGCCAACAAGACCACCGATACGTTCGAGCTGGAAGGCGAGAACACCACCGACTACGACACCTTCAGCTCCGGTACCGCTGAAGCCGTGACGTTCGGCACCACGATGACGACTGCCGTCGGCCTGCAAGCATCCGGCGGCGACTTCGATTTCATCGACACCACTACGATCCACGACCTGCAGAAAACGCAGGTGCCTGGTACGCCGTCGGCCGGTGTCTACACCTTCGACAACCTGTGGGATCCGGCTGATCCTGCGCTGGCGGCACTCAAGGCTGCAGCCGACAACCAGGCGCAGCGCTGCATCAAGATGCGCTTCCGTACCGGCGCGACCCTGGTGTTCAACAGCTACATCGGTTGCACCCTGCTGCCGACCGGTAACGCACAGGACAAGGTGCTGACGCCGATGGTGGCAACGATGTTTGGCCGCGCGACGCTGTTCGCCAGCTAAGCGCCCCAGTGCGCAGCGCTGGCGGTCGCGCTGCGCACTGATTTTCAACCCAAGAAGGAACCGCAATGGCACTGATCAAGAAAGCAGATGTAGCCCTGCCGGAAGTATTGCCGGAGGAGGAAGTGCACGTCGAGGTGTTGGGTGGCTCGGTCATCGTGACTGGCGCCGGCCTCGGACATCGCCTGTCCATGGCGTTCGGTAAGGATAACGCCGGCAAACCGTTCGGGCATATTTCTCGCCTCCTGGCTGTCTGCGTGCTGGATGCAGATCGCCAGCCGCTCTATACCGCCGACCAGTGGGAAGTGTTCGCGATCAAGCGGGAAAACTACCAGGCCGCAGTGCTCTTGTGGGACGTCGCCAACCGGCTAAGTGATCTGGACGGCAAGGAAGCGGAAAAAAACGCCGAAGCCCCGAACTCCGACTAGCGATGATGCTGGCCCTGAGGATGGGGCGGACCCTGGAGGAGCTATGCGCGAGCATGTCCTCCGCCGAATTCAGCCTCTGGATCGAGGCCTACAACGAAGACCAGTGGGGCGATAAGTGGCACGACTGGCGCGCCGGTTTGGTCGCGTCGACGGTTGCCAACTTTGCCGGCAAGACGTTGGGCAAGGGGGCAAAGAACCTGTCGCCCCAGGACTTCATGCCGAGCACCAGCGCAGACGACGATGAAGAGGATGGGGAGGCTGAAGAGCCTGATCCGTTCGCCTTCTTCTCCGAAATGCTCAACCAGTAAATCAACTTCGAGGACAGGCAATGCCATTACTGAGCATTGACATCGCGGCCAATTTCGCGAGGTTCCAGGACGCACTGTCGTCCATCGAGAGGTCGACCAAGAAGTCGGCATCGGGTATGGAGGCCGCCTTCCGTGGCGTGAACAATGTGCTGGGTGGCCTGGGTGTGACCTTGTCGGTGGGGGCCTTCGCGAGCCTGGTCAAGTCCTCAATCGACGCTGCCGATCATATCAATGACTTGTCTAAAAAGACCGGCATTGCGGTCGATGTGCTGGGCGGCATCGGCTTTGCTGCAGCGCAGGCAGGATCGAACCTGGACTCTGTTTCAGATGCGCTGGGGAAGCTGAACAAAACTATCGCGGAAGCTGGCTCTGGCAATAAAGAGGCGATCGCCGCGTTCCGATCATTAAATATTGAGTTTGAGGATACCCCGAAAAAACTTCGCTCCGCGGATAAGGTTCTGATCGACCTCGCCAGCAAGTTTGAAACGTTTGCAGATAGCCCGGAAAAGGCGGCACAGGCGCTGGCTTTCTTCAAGAAGTCTGGCGCCGACATGATCCCTCTGCTCGATGACGGCGGGGACGCACTTCGGCAAAACATTGAATATTTCCGGAAATATTCCGGCATGTCCCAGGAGTTGGCTGAAAAGTCCGACGCCTTCAATGATGCGTTAGGGAAGATCAAGCTGTTGTCCGGGGCCGCCGGCAACGAGATAGCGGGCGAGCTGTTGCCAACACTCTCGCAGATCGCCGCCAAGATGATTGCGGCACGTGAGAGCACTGAGGGATTCAGCGGCATTGCCAAGGCTATTGGCACGGGTTTTCGTGGCATTACGATTGCGGCAAACGTTGTCATCGAAGCGATTGGTGCGGTCGGAGACCACCTTGGCGCCCTGGCTGCTATCGCTGGCCGGTTTGCCGAACGCGACTGGTCTGGGGTTGGCAATGTCATCAAAGACTACGCCAATAGCTTCGGGGATAGGGTAAACCGAGTCCAAAAATTCACAGTCGACGTTGCTATGGGGGGCACCGCTGATCTTGGTGCGAAGCTGCCCAAAGGAGACAAACAGGAAGAGAAGGATGCTC